TTGAAGTAGAATCTAATGATAACGCCATTTCTCTAGAACAAGCAATAGTTGACAAACTGGGAGAAAAGAGTATAACTTGGGAATCAACGGGAATGTTTAGTACAAATCCCTATCGAATAACCTATGAGGAGGTTAGTGATGATACAAGACCTTTACAAACAAAAAAGGTCCTTGGAGTTGAAGTGGGAACAGGAGCATCTATCTAATGGTAGATACACTCTTGATATGGTCAGAATTGATGACAAAATTAAAAAAGTCATTACTGATATTAAGCTGGAAGAAGCAGCTATTGCCCACAGGCAGAACACTATTGAAGATGCCGCTCCACAAGTTTCTGTAGCTACTTAATAAAAGCTACAACGTTAAAATCGTATATTTTCCGTAGGCTCTCTTGCACTCTATTAAAATCTAGTATATAAAAATCTTACTAAGATATTAATAGAACATAAATTGGTTATCTTTTTCTTAGTAAGATAACTGGCGCATAGGAGGCGCTGATTATATGACAACACACTTTTCAAACGGAGTAACAAACGTAAGAGGAAAAGATGGAGATACTTCTTTATTTAGTGGTATCAAACAACCTCTAATTACTGGTGGTTATGGGCAAGAAGTTGCTTATCAAAACGACTGGGTAATTTATAACTCAGGTGATTGGGATGTAACATCTGGTGGTGGTTCAGACTATCAACTAGTAGATTATGCTGGTGGATGGTTAAGACTTGGAGACGATGCTCCAGCTGCTGGAGAAATTACTGGTATTTCTGGTAAAGAAGTATGGAACTATAACTCTGCTAAGCAATGGTGGTATGAAACTAGAATTGCTGTAACAGACGTAACTGAAATGAATTGGTTTGTAGGTTTTGCAGACAATGCATTTGTTGATCCAGCAACTGTACCAACTGATTGTATCGGTTTTTCACACTTAGAAGATACTACAACTATTCAATTCTTATCTAGAAAAAATAGTGCTGGTACATCTTTTGATATGACAGACACTGCTGGTGGAAGCACTTTTACAATGTTAGACTCTACTGTCCCAACTCAAACTGCAACTCAATTTGAAATCCCATCTAACTCTGTTAGATTAGGTTTTCATTTTCAACCTGCAGGAACTGAGCTTGGTCAATCAAGTGCACAATACAAATTGTACTTAGACGGTAAAAAAGTTGGAACGCAAACAGCTTCAACTGTTCCAGATGATATAGCTTTAGAACTAAAAATTTTCATAGAAAATAAAGGTACTACTGCTAATCAACTAGCTACAGATTGGGTTCAAACAATCCAACAAAGATAATAAATTTAACTAGGGCCCTTCGGGGCCTTAGTGTAAATTAATAGGAGATTAAAATTATGCCAAATGTATCAGGAGTAAAAAGTAAACAAATAGTATTTGGATCTGACACAGATGCAATTTCTGCTGCAGGGACAGCTACTACTTTAGTTTTATTAAATAGTGGTCCTTGGGTTAACGCTCAAACGGTTACTTTAACTTCTTCAGCTGATAACTCAGGAATAACTTTTGTAGTTGTAGGAAAAGATGCTGATGGAGCTGCTCAAACAAGTGCAGCAACAACTGGACCAGATTCAACTACAAAAAGTATAGCTGGAACTTGGACAGAAGTAACAAGCATCACTGCAAGTGGATCTATTACAACAGACATTTCTGCTGGAATAACATCAGGAGCTGCAACAGGAACTATTTTTGCTGGCAGAACTAGAGTCAGAAGTATGACTGGAGTCGCTGGTGGTGGAGCAGGACGTGTTTATATTAAAAATAGTTCAGCAACATCAGGTCAAAACAGATTAATTTTAGATGTAGATAGCGGATCAACAATCGACCCATATATTGCCGATGATGGTATTCTGTGTGAAGACGGAGCATATTTTGCTTACGATGGAACTGCAGTAGTAGGATTATCTATTCAGTTTGACGGGTAAGGAGCTTAAATGGCCAACACTACTTCAGGCTCTTATGTTTTTGATAAGAACCTAGGCATTGATGAAATTATTGAAGATGCGTACGAACGTATCGGTATGCAGGGTGTTTCTGGCTATCAATTAAAAACTGCTAAACGATCTTTAAATATTTTATTTTCTGAATGGGGAAATAGAGGACTTCAATTTTGGGAAGTAAAAAATCAAAATGTTGCATTAGTAGATGGACAAGCGGTATATACTTTTTATCGTTCACCTTCTGATGGAACATCAAGTGGTATTTCAACTACATTATCTGCAGGAATAAATGCAAGTGTTACTACAATTGGAGTTGCTTCTGTTACAGGTATGCCAACGACAGGTGGTATAATTATTATTGGAACTGAACAAATTACTTATACAGGTATTTCTTCATTAAATTTAACTGGATGTGTGAGAGGTGTTAATGGTAGCACAGCAGCTACTCATAGCACTTCGGATGCTGTATTACAGTTTCCAATTGGTATGACAGATATTCAAGAAGCAGATTACAGAGTAAAATCTACTTCAGTTGACACACCAATGACAAAGATTAGTAGATCACAATATCAAGGTTTTTCAAATAAAACAGATAAAGGCTTACCTACTCAATATTGGGTTCAAAGATTTATAGATAAAGTTACAATGACTTTATATTTAACACCGGGTGCAGCTCAAGATGGCAACTACATTAATTTTTATTATACAAAAAGAATAGATGATGTAGGAGCTTACACAAATGCAACTGATGTACCTTATAGGTTTATTCCATGCATGATTGCAGGACTAGCTTATTATTTAGCTATTAAATATGCACCACAAAGAGTTCAAGAATTAAAACTATTATATGAAGATGAATTGTTAAGAGCAGAAGATGAAGATGGCTCTTCTAACTCTACATATATATCTCCTAAAATTTACTATCCAGGTATTGGTTAATGACTACTTTTTCACAAGGTAAATATGCTTTAGCAATTTCTGAT